GGGTTATGAACGCAAGCGCTCACAACGGAGGTCACCCACCTCAGTTAACGGGCGCTGACGCTTCTCATGCACACACAACCTCCACCATCCCGGTGCCCCCCCAAGGGGAGACACAGAACAGTGTTAATCGTGCAAGCAACGGTACGGCCAATCCTGGCGCCGCCTCCTCCTCACGGAGAAAACGGCGTTCAAGACGAGCGCGCACTGGATCGAACAAGTCGGTCCAAGAAGCGCCAGCGAAAGGTCAACCGAGCGGACATGGATCAAAAGTGATACACATCCCATGGAATCTCTCGCAGTTTGTCAAACTCTATCGGCACCAACTAAGGCACGAAGGCGGTTTCCGCCCTCATACTACTCAGCCAATACCGAAGAGCGTCAGGACATTAATTAGCCCTGACATGACAATAGATGAAGATTTGAATCATGTGTCTCGCATTTGGTTAGTTCTCGTTGCTGCGCTCACTCTGAGCTTCAAGCAGCTTCACAATGGTTTCGCAAAGGAGACCTTCTCAGGCAACCCGCATCAGCGGACGGCCTGGGAGAGTCTGTTGCGTCTCCAAGAGTTCATGCTACTCACCGGCGTGCGCCAAGGGCCCTCGGCACTTGGAAAGTGCGTCAAGCAATGGGCCACCGAAGCTCAAGCCCACGCGGTGGGCGCAGCGGAAAGGCAGAAGAAGGTAGGGTTCGCGCCCCGCCTCCGTTCGTTCATCAAAGGAACACTCGTCTCCGAGTGGACCAGAAAGAACGCCTGGACATTCGCGAACGTCGGACGTTCGATCCCCCCCCCTCCAATGGACATGAAGTTGGAGGAAATCGAACTTAACGACTGGGCTAAGCGCTTAACAGCGCCGCCCCACGATGTACCAGAGTCCCTGCTGGACGAACTCCGAACATTTGTCGAAACGAAAGTTCAGAGACTCCTGCAAAAGGACACGAGCGATGCGACTTGGGAAAGTCTAACATCAGAGGAATACCTCCAGCTCGGTCCAGTCGGATTAAACAATTCTGCTTCCCTCGAGAAGTCGCGCGCAAAAGGCGGTGTGTACACGTACTACCTTGAGCGAGCAGCAAAGATGAAGGGGGGATCCTTTTCGATCCCGGCGGTTACCCCGCCAGAGCACCCAAGGGCCTGTGAGACAGTGACAGAGTCACTACCTTCAGGACAATTCCTGGGTTCTCCCCCTGCTGGGGCCGCCGCATGGCTGGCCGCCAACACATCGACGGGTTTGGACAGGCCAGCTACAGAGCCGACCATCCCGCCTGCTGCTCCTCGGCATGTACGTCGTATTCTATTAGAGCAGGTCGTGACCTACTTAATCGAGAAAGATATGGATGAACTATTGGCCAAAGGCCCGTTGTCCACCCGTCCTCTCGGACTCCCGGAGAGGGGTCAGAAAATACGCATTGCCTCCATCTCGCCTGCAGCTGCTGTGGCTGCAGGACAGAGAATCAACAAGTTTCTCCTGAAACTTTTGAAGCGCACGCCAGTTCACTCCTACATGTTGACTGGAGCCGTCGGGATTCCCCGCGGCGTCAGGCAAGGCTGTCATCGTTGGATCCATGAGAAAGACTTCGAAATTACTTCGACCGATCTCTCAGCTGCCTCAGACTGGATCCCCCACCGCGTCGCTGACGCTGTGTGGCAAGGGGTCTGTGGCGGAGCTGGAACAGTTATACCTCCCTCGTTCGTGCAATACGGGAAAGCGTGTCTCGGGCCTCAACGGCTCGAGAACTTGCCCGACTGCATTCACGAATACGAAGGTTCGACCACATCAACGGGAATCCTCATGGGACTCCCCCTAACATGGCCGATACTGTCCTGGATCAACGAGTTCTGCGGTGCGAAAGCCACACAGACGTTCAATGCGCGCGAGGCGGCAGAGGGACGTAAGATGACTTCCACAGCATGGAGAAGTGCTGGCACACATCGGCCTTTCGCCGTAGGTGGTGACGACTTCATTGGTGCCTGGACGACCAGGCACCGGCAACTCTACGAGAAGAACATAACGGACTTAGGTCTCAAGGTTAACCGTCACAAGACTTTCACAAGCCCTGTGGGCGGCATATTCCTCGAGAAACTATTCCTGCTGGGATCAAAAGAGGTCCCACAGGAGTACCGTGCACACGAAGCCGATCAGGCTCCGGTGCTCAGTACGCTGTTCGAATGGATTGCTCACGCATTCCATCCAAACCAAGAACAGCGGAAGCTGGTCCGAAAGCTCTCACTCGTTGAACGTCCCCTCCTCAGCGCGCTCTGCTCTGCAAAAGCGCACGGAAGAAGGGGTGTTGCTGAAGGCGTTCCTGCCTACCTTTCTCTACCATCGGTCCTTCAAGAAGCTGTGAAGCTCTCGTCGGAACCGTGGCGGAAGAAGGCGGTAATAAGGGTAGGTGAACAAGTGCACGCTACTACCTTTTCCCGCTGGCGGAAGTCCGGAATACCGATGTGCTGGCCACAGTCGCTGGGTGGATGGGGTGTGCCTGGAGTACCAAGCGCCCCGTCTCACTTCAGAAAGGCTGCTGCTTCAATACTGAGCGAACACGCGAACGCGCGCGCACAGCAAAAGAAGCTGCTGTCCACATTTGTGGTCAGTGCCGCGCCCAAGAACTTACGGAAAATCCTGGACAGGCAGGTAGAAATGACTTGCAATCTACCCGAGCAGCTCCCTGCCGCCGAGGTTGATGAACAACGACATGGTTCCTACGAACCGGTCTTTCTGCATGATGCAGTTGGAACGGTCGTGGCACGCACATTGTCGTTCTACTCCCTCGACCCGGAGTCAAGTAAACTTGACACCCGGAAGGCAGCGACTGTAGGCGAAATAGCGAGACGTATCAGGAGGATCATCGATAGCTATGCTACCAGGTGGAAGTCGGTCAAACCCATTGACCCCCACAAAGCAGTACAACTTGATGCTTCCCTTTCTGACAGGCGGGTAGACCTGCGTGGTATAGACAGCGTACTGTACTACACGGGAACTCCTGACGTCATGATTCAACTGGTGCGGAAAGAACTACGTGCAAGTGAGGCAACTGGCTTCACCCACTCCCGTCCGTCCGAAGACGAAGAGGAGGGAATAACTACCAGCACCCCGGATGCTCCAATAGCCATCGCAACTGAACAAGACTCATCCTTAGGAAGAGATGAGACAAAGTCCGATAGTGAAGAGTACTCACCTCCCG